CAATCAGCGCATTTTTGGTGTCCCACAGGGCCATGTAGTCCTCGATGAGGTCAAGGTAATGCTGGCCGTACACCCCTTGACGCTCCAATTGGTCTGTCAAGTCCTGTCTGATTTGCTCTCGAATTTGACTCTTTTTCGCTCTGGCCACACCACCTCACCCCCTATAGTGACCACGCCTCACATGAAACGGGGTAAAATCTGTATTGGCAAGGCCCCCCCGCCGGTCCCCCGAACGCCTTGCAAGTCGATTTTCCAGACCGGGGGGTAGCTGGGCTTACCACCGCTCCGGGAACCTCTCAGCCAACTCGTTTCTCTTGCGCTGCACAATCCGGTGAATGAACCGCTCCGGATGCTCTCTGTTGTGGCACGCAGCGCAAACACTCAAGAGATTATCATCATCAAGCGCCAGGTCCAGCCTGTTCTCCAAGTGGAGTATGTGGTGCACCGTTGTGGCCGGAGCGAATCCGCCTTCTTCTTTGCAGACCTGACACTCGTAGTTATCCCGTTCAAGAATCTCCAGGCGCTTCTTCTCCCATGCGCTGGACTTGTAGAACTTCCCTTCCTTGACCAGCCTGACTATTTCTTCAAGAGTCACACAGGCGCTCACCTCCCGCTTATGTACCGCTGTTGCTGCAGCGGGATATGGCTGGATCACCTCCTACAGGACTACGCCGATAGCTTGGGTAACCTCTTCCGCGGTCTTGCCCTCGCGTTTGGCCACGATTGCGATAAGCTCTGCCTTGTCATAATTGGCATGGTGGATGCCGTAGTGGCACTGGTAACATAACCGGATGAGATTTTCACGAATGTCATCCCCGCTTTGGCTGCGGTACTTGATATGATGCAGCCCTCCGTGACCCGGCGCTCCGCATCGCTCACAGTACGATATCTCTTCTCGCATGGCCTTGAGCAAGGCCCTATTCCTGATCCGCTTCTCTGGTTTGGGCACCGCCTTGAGAGACAAAGACTCACCCTTTCAAGTTAAATGCGCCACGCCCCCACCCCGGCTAACCATTTGCGCATTTAGTCCCCTCCGACGCAGCCCGAGCATTCCCAGTCCGCGTCGGCACCCTAACACTTTCAAAAAGGCTCACAGCTCATCCAGTTTCGCCAACAAAACCATGGCGCTAACCGGGTAAAAAACAATGGGCTTGTCACGCCTTTGGCCGCCGACACGCCCATCCCAAAATCTTGGAAACCTTTGCCCTTGTTCAAAGCGTTCTTGCTCCAGCGCGTTCAAGAAGTTCCCATACAGTTCGCCCTTCAGTTCGTCATAGAAGCCAACGAATACCTCGTTGCCACTTTCTTCTTGAACCTTCAGGTAATGTTCGCGGTTCCGAGGGGGTAACCCTGTCTGCCAACAACCTCGCCAGCAATACATTTTCTTGCGCTTAACTTCAAACCAGAAGCGCTTTTTGCCCCCGAAGACATCTAAATCGGGGAGCGCATATTGACCATTCGCCCCAAACATTGACGGTGCACCTTCGTCAGCATTTGGTAAATAGCGGGGGCACCACATAGTAACCCCGCTTCATCAACCATTTTGCCACCTTTATTTCCGCTTCTTGGCCATAAAGGAGTTTTTCCAGGAAGTCGTCCCGCGCTTGAACACTCACGGCACCACGTCCCCGAGGAACCTTTTGAACGGAGGTTCGTAACTTTTCTCAAGTTCGAAGCCTATATAGTACCTACCGCATTTCGCAGCGGCAATTAGCGTTGAACCGGAGCCAGCGAAGGGATCGAGTATGACTTCCCCTTTGCCACTTGAGTTTTCGATCAGGTATTGCAGTAACTCAGTGGGCTTCTGGCAGTCATGGTACTTGTTCTGTGGTATGGCATATTCAAGGACATCGGGAGAACAAGGGTTGTTAAGGTGGCGTTCATCGCCATGTGGCATTTTGCAGAACCAAATGACTTCGTACTTGGAAGCATATTCCTTTTTGAAGTCGCACATGGTATGGTTGTTCTTAACCCAGGTAAGCCAGTTTTCTTGAACCCAAAAATACTTCGCAAGCATTTCCCTGAACACAAATGCGTTCGTGTAACCGCTGAATACGTAGATGTGGGCGTTTGCCTTACATACACACTTCAGTTCAGCGAACACTTCTTCCAGGTACTCAAACACAGTTTCCGGTTCATCTTGAAAAGAAGGGTTCTGCGTCTTTCGTGTAGGAACGAAGTCAATGCCGTATGGCGGATCGGTGATAACCACGTCCACGCTATTGTCAGGCAGCTTTCTGAGTTCTTCCAAGGCGTCAACACCAAAAAGGGCCTTGTTCTTGGCCCCTTCGTTAAGACGGTTGATAACTTCCTGCAACCGCCTGGTTGTATATTCGCCACGGTTCACCGCCGCCAGCAATTCCGTCTTGTCTAACCCGGCCGCAAGTTCTTTTTCTACCAGGGCAACTTGTTCCTGAATACCCTTCAAGTATTCGGCCTGCTTCTGTACCATTTTGGGGGCAGGTTTACATTTTTGCTCCTCAATAAACCACTCCATGAGCCGCCGTTGGTACTCAGGCTGAAGCTCATAAATACCACTATTGCGGAACCAGCCCTCGGTAAACATTGCACCATTTGGTGCATTCTCTGCACCACGTCCGTCTCGATGCGCCCTAGCCAAACCGCTAACCTCTGGTGCAACATTATCTAATAGCCTGACGTAATCGGAGACTTGTTTTCGGCTCCACCCGATCCTTTCGCCTATCTGCTCCTGTGTTAACCCCTCACTCCGCAACCTCCCAATCACATCCAGCCAATCAAACAAATCCATCGGCGCGTAGGTGTCCTCGTCGGCATTACATTCAACTGCCAACCTATACGGATCACCATCACGAATCAAACAGGGTACTTCTTCGATACCCAATTCTTGCAAAACCTTTAATCTGTGGTTACCATCTGCTACAATGTAATTACCATTGTTCCTCACAACGGACAGTGGTCTTGCCGGGTTATACCCTTCTTGAATTCGCTCCGTCAGCTTACTGACTACGTTGGCGCGTATGTCGCGAATAGGGAATGGTGTCAACTCGGCTACTTTTATTACGCGATATTCCATTTTTCATTCCTCCTGCGTTTTATATTTCTCCTGCGTGTATATAAAAGGACGATCAGCCCGCAGGAGTTAGCTGATCGCCCATACCCGGGTAATTACGCCGGGTAAATTTATAAGCAAACCCCCAGCAATAAGCTAGGGGCTACTTCAACACGACACTGGAGCTTAGACATGTTCGACACCTCGTTATTATAAATTAATACGCCTGCCCCCACCCCGACTCTGACTCTGTCAGTGGCGTATAGTCCCCTCCTGCTGTGCAGGCAACCAAAATGTTAGCGGTAATTAACGACCATATCAAGCGCCTCGGCATATCCGGCGATGTCCACGCGGTTATCCCGCTTGGGCCGATGGCACTCCCTGCTGATTTTCACGGCGATCATGCAGAGGATGGCCTGCTGAGGAGTTACCTCGATACCCAAGATGGCGCTCCATATCTTGGCCGTGCGCGAGAAATCCTCATGGGGGTGGCCGTAGTCCTGGCCTCTGTCGCCGTGGACTAGGTTGTGCGCTTCAAACAGGATGGACTCTTTTTCTGTCCATTTACCAGCCATGCTCTAACCTCCTTAAACAAAACCCTGACCAGCACCCAGGGCCAGAACACAAAGCCAGCAACATCGTCTATCAGCATGTCGCAGGACAGCTTGCGACAATCGCCGTTGTACTGCCGTATCCTTTCAAACGAATTGCAATTGACAAACTGAAACTCGACACCACGCTGCTTGCACCACTTGATTGCCTCATCCAGTCTCTTGCCCTCGCGGCATGTCCACAAGATGACCGTATGCCGCTTAGTCAACCACCTTAACACCGGTATAGCCAGAAACTTCGGCTGGCCGATACTTGGGTATTTGTTCACCACAATGGTGCCGTCGAAATCTATGCCGATTACAAGTTTTTTCATATCTGCCTCCTACGTTACGGTGGAATACCAGATTTCTCGCAACCCCTTCTCCTTGTCCCACACAAAAGACTGGGATACGGCCAAGGCCCCCACGTACCCCGAAACATAGTGCCAAGCATCCTTGGCCGTGACACTCGAGAGGCTGCGGACCTTTACGCCATGCTCCTCC